TGCCCAGCTTTTTCCAGATTGGGCGGTGCCTGTCACCAAAACCTCAAGTCCAAGGCGTTTAGAGGCTTCACCATACATCTCTGACATGAGTTGAATACCTTCTTTTTCTTCGTTAAGAGGGAACTCAGACGTCAGTTCATCATGAAAGCTCCCTAGCTGCTTACCATTCAATCCTCGGACTTTCATCTGTTCGTTTACCCAGTTGATGGCTTCGTTCTGGAGAGTGGCTTCAGAGCCCATCAATAAGTAGTTCAACAGCTTATGTTCTGATCCGCACCAAACTTTTACGCCTCCCGCAGTTTCTATATAACCACCTCCTCGAAACTTGTTACTGAGCCATTGCTCTTTCAGCCCGTCAATGAGATTTTTGACTTTCGGAAGCCTCTCAAAGTAATTGTCCATTACTTTCTTTCCCTGAGCTGCTGTCTTATAGCCTACCACATTAGCGAATTTTTCTTGGCCGCTACCGAAGAGGAGCGCATAGATTCCATTCTTAGAAATCTTCCGAGCGTCGCCGATCTTCTTGATCGTCGCCCCGTCTTGAGAATCTACTGCGTATACCCAATCCTCGTCAGATACAAGTCCAAATAGCCGGCTGTTCAGAGAATGCGGATCTGTGCCAACGTAATTATGATCCGCGTCAAACTCTTCACCCTCGACAACAGACTTTGTAAACTCCTCATCACCCATGAAATTCGCCAGAAGTCGAAGCTGCGAAGAATCCTGATCCACAGATACCAAAATTTTATCGTCTTCACACGTCCACGTTTTCCGCATCTCCCATCCGTAAAGCGCTGAATTACTAGGGCAATTTACGATTTTTGTCTGCGTCGATCTACCAGTGCTGCTTTGCCAGCACAATGCGCCTGCTGAAATCCTCCCATCTTCCCTGATCTGATTCAACCACCCTTTCGTACCATCCTTCTCATTCTCAAACGTCCTGCGACGATGGATGTACGTGTTATAGTTTGCGATCTTTTTTCCTAACCCCCCTTTGATGCTACCAAAAGAGTCCTCGGTGAGTTTAGCCGACTTCTTAATCATATTCCCACGATCATCACGCTCAAGCTTGCCGTCACTATCCTTCTGGTAATTCCATTGAGTCGGTTGCCAACCTTCACTAAGGAGATAATCTTTAACAATAGCGTGCTGACTCATCTTGGAATCAAATATTTCGATCCGTGTATGAGCGCCCCTTACCAAACGATCTGACTCATCGGGTTCCTGACTAATCCCAAAATGGGACGCCGTATGCTTATCGTATAGCCCATTCTTTAGAAACACCTTCGTTGTCGGAATATACGATTCCTTGATAACCTTCCCTGTCCTCATATCCATCTTGGGCTTTGGAACCTTCCGATAAAACTTTTCCCATTTATCTCGAACATCCTCCCAAGTAGCTTTAACGGCTTTTGGCTTAACCTGCTTTGGAAGGTTGGGCTCAATCTCATTTCTAAGTCCATCAATGATCCCATCAAGATCGACAACGCATTTCCGCATGTGCTCCTTGTCGCCATACCATCCCGTCATCTCCTGATGCGCATAATGAAACTGCGCCTCTTGAGTCCTAAGAATCTGCTCTGTAAAATCAAGACCCGTTTTCTCGGCTTCATTATTAAGATAAATATAAGCCTTCCGATTAATCTCTATATCCACGAGACAGCGGTTAAGCTTCGCTGCATCCCAGTATGTCCAGTCCTCGATAGACGGCTTCGGAAACTTGAAAAGATCCCCGTAATATGCTAGCCCATGATTACCTTTCTGACCCTTGATGCGTGGCCTGTCAAAGTGCTGACATTTCGATTGTACAAAAGTATCCCAATGCTTGTCAAACGGAACTGTCTTTGTATTCCACAGATTGGGAAAGAACCTGTTCAATACATGCGTATCAAAGCCCATAAAGTTATGCGCGACTATCCTGTCATACCCCATAAGATGTTTAACACCATCCTTGAGATTCCCGTCAGGAATACGATCTCCACAGTCCTCCGTTGTGAATACCTTTTCATTCGTACCATCAGCATCTTTGCAAGCGATTACATAAATCTTTGTAAGCTGTTCCAGAAGCCCGTTTGTTTCGATGTCGAATATTACCGTTCCCATACCACTTCCTCTTTGCCCTTTGCCAGAATCAGGTGTACGCCTGCGCTGCTACGCAATCATACCGTCTAAATCTTCTAGCGTGCAAGTAGTTTATTCACATTAACCATCCCAAGGGATATCTTCAAAACCCCCGTCCGTACCATCACCTCCATCACCTTTGTCAATCTCTGTCATCTCACCTGTAACAGGATTATAGATAACCTTTGCAGCTATGCCAGTGTTACCAGAGTGACGATTCTTCAAAACCCTGATAGTAGACGTGTTACGCTCCTTATCATCGTCCGCTTGGCTGTTACGCTCGAACCCAATGACGGTATCTGACAATTGCGCAATCCCCGCTGAACCTCTCAGCTGTGAAAGCTCTGTAGCGCGTCCCTGCTCATGTCCAAGACCTTCAGGACGCTTCAGATGGCACACCATGAATAGGCACACATCAAGCTCCTGAACGAGCGTCCTGATCTTCGTGCTGATCTCGTCAAGCGCCCTACGCTCATCACCATGGACACCACCACTTACAAGGATCGAAATGTGGTCTAAGAAGATGTATTTGCAATCCGCAACCCTTGCAAAGTATGTGATGTTCTCGCAGATGGTGTCAATATCATTGCTTCCAAAGCTATCATACAGGAATACACGTCCTGTTCCAAGTGTACCCTCAAAAGACTCCCTCATTTCATCCTGTGAAGCCCCGTGTTCAGGTAGATGAAGAAGTTTGTTAGCATCCATGCTCATCAAGCTAAGACCTGTCTTGCGAACGCTCTCCTCAAGGAACATGCCAGCCACATTCTCATTTGTCGTCTTCAGAATATGGTGCATAAACGCCCGAGCAAACGTACTTTTACTTACGCCCGTTCCAGCTACCATCGTCACCAATTCTGACGTTCGGATACCGTCAAGCTTCTCATTAAGACCTTTGAAAGCGTATGGAATTGAATTGTCCTCAACCGATTCGCTGACAAGCTCCCAAAGACCTTCTCCAGATATAATGCCAGACGGAGAATACGGTTCAGCCTTCCAAATGAGCTTGCTAAGCTCTGAACCCTTGCCCTTACGAAGCATGTCGCATGGGTCTTTCTCAGAGTAGCTGGCAATCTTGGCCTTGCCCATTGGAAGAGACTTTGCAATATCAAAAGCTGCCTTCTTTCCGGGATCATCCTGATCCATCACCAAGATGACAGATTGGAATCCATTGACAAACTTGTAATTCACCTTGACGGACTTGGCATTGGCACCGTTTGGAAGTCCTACAACAGCGTTTATGAAGTTTCCGTTTCCATTCTCTACCATTGCCTGCTGCATTGCGATGGTATCAAGCCTACCTTCACAGATAATGAGGAACTTATTACTGATACGGTTCGCATACTCCCCGCTCCCGCTGAAAAGATGCTGACCAAATAGTTCGCACTTCTTCGTATCGCCGATTGCTCGGAATGTCTTCGGAAGCTCCCGAACCTCCCATCCCGTAATTTCCCCTTCTTTGTGAACGGGGTTGTAATATGTGTCAATACTCCCGTCTTCTTCATTGTATGAAACCTTCATGCCATACATTTCACAAAAGGTCTTCTTGATGCGGCGCGCCTTGACGCCCCTTGTATCGTACTCTTTGATGCTCTCTACTGTTGCCACGTCTGCATTCACCCCTGTAGATGAGTTGTCAATGAATTCGTAATCACTCCCCAGCTTCTTTGGGGAGAAGTACCCTTCGCAAGCAAAGCAATACCCATCCTCAAATATAACCCCATCACTATCCTCCTTTCGATAAACCGCCAATCCGTCTGAACTGTCGCAATCTACGCAAGCGGTATGCCCTACAAAACTTCCTTCCTGCATCGTGTCACCCTTTCCCATTTTGGATTGTTTCAATACGATCTTTCGGAATATCCGATGTAATGCCGATGGCAAACCCCGCAGCCACCGCCAAAACCATGAGAATAATTAAAGAGGCTCTCCTAATATCCATTCCAACCCACCCTTTGTGTGATTACACCATATTCCTAATAAACAGCATTCTCTCAGCTTCACGACGCCGTGTCAATCCCCTTACAACGATTTTTCTACCCCCGACTGTCGCCTTGTTCCACATCAGGAAGGCATCCGCAGCGCCTTCATAATCCCATGTATTGAGTCGCCGTACAACGGAGCTTCTCTTGAATCCATAAGCTCCAATATTATATGAAAGGGATGTCATGGCATCAAACATGCATTGGTCAATAGGGACGGTTACACACCTTCTAACGGCTTCCGCGTATACATCATCAACCCTCTTCTGAAGATGCTCTGAGGCCGCCTTCTCGGACGTTGTATCACCCTCCTTGACGCCCTCTGTCTCTCCATAGCCAATGGTAAGGACGCCTGCGATATCATAATACGCCTCTGAACGAAATCCTTCAAATTCCTTGAGGAGGCTTGTCCCTTCCTCCCCGAAATTGAAACGCCATGCGAAATCTTTAATCGGCTCCGGCTCCGGCTCCGGCTCCGGCTCTTCATAAATCTTGTAAATTTCATCATAAAAGTTCATCTTTTGATTCTCCTGTTTCAAAAAGGTACGTGCCAATGTTTCGTGTACAGCCATTCGTAATCTTCTTTTTCATCATCCATACTATTAATCCTTAAATATCCGATACGTTATAAATGCCGCTCCAAGAATAATAAGCGCTACAATTACGATGTCAAAACCCATTCTTACTCTTCCTCTTCCATTGTTAAAATCTCAACGATATGTTTGTAAACTAGACCCTCTTGCTCTAGAAAATCCTTAACGTCCCCGAGATGAGCTTCAATTATGCGTGACCATTGTTCGTCTGTCAAGAAGTTTTCTGCACCGTCTTCACAGATTTCCTCCGCTCGTAATATTATGGTGTCTTTGTGTGAGTTGATGTAATCAATATCTGAATCATAGCCCATTGTTAGTGCCCTTCTTTCGGTGGTGTGGATACCCAGTATTGTTCGTGGGAAGGATGATGTCAAGGATGTTTGGTGTTCTTGGGAGGATGTAAAGAGGAGAACCCTGTACAGGTGCTTATGAATGCCTCTAGAAGCTCTTGTGAGGCTCTGTGAGAGCTTTGATGGTATGAGTAGTACATTGGCTCAGGGTAATGGCGTTTGAAGTCTTAGAAAGGCTTGTAGGCGCTTACGCTTATGTCACACAATCAAAGGTCAGTTGTGCTTGGGAGAATCTACAGTAATTTGCAGGTTATTGAGGAGGGTCTTTATAAAGGTCAGATGCAAAGGTTGTGTAGAGTGTCTTGGTGTCTTATAAAGTAGGAGGGTTATAGGATCATACGATCCCCTCCCATCCTCAGGAGAATCTACAGGCGCTTTACAGGGTTATTGGGTAATCCCTTTATAAAGGTCTCTTGTAAAGCACTTGTAGAAATGCTCTTTATCTAAACCTTTCTTATATTAGATTCTATTAGATTCTATTAGATTCTATTAGATTCTATTAGATTCTATTAGATTACTTGTCTTTTAGAAGGTAATTTTAAAGCGCTTTTAAAGTACTGTATAAGGAAGGTCTTAGAACTAGTATACACCGAGATCTACACCTGCCAAGCGGTTTATTTTCACCAGTGTCCTCTCATTGAGTGTGTATCTGACAAGGATGGTGTGTATGGCTGTACAACGCTCTACAAGGCTTCCTGAGGGCTTCTGTACTACTGAGATGCCCAACCATACTGGGTACACCCTCTAAAGGTCTTACAGGAGCTTGTAGGAGGACACTGCTGTATGACGACTTCCCCTTCTAACACCCTATTTTTAACATCCTATACACGTACTTGATATGCCAGATGAAAGAAGCCGTCTCATGCGGCCTCGGTGGGGTTTTGCTCCTCACCCGCTGAGGTATCCTCATAATATAGACATTTGAGTAAATACTCGTTGACAGGTCTTACGTGCTAGTCTATTCTAATATAGAAATTATCAAGCACCAAGAGGAAATAAATATGCACACCAAAGGAACCTACGATGTTGGAGATATGCCATCGCTGAAATCTAGCCTTGGAAAGCACGGGACGGAGCGTGTTGCGTATAAGCACAATGATACCAAGAGCAAGCGCGGTAAGAATATTGAAAATACCGTGATAGATGAGATGCAAGGGCGTCTTGTATCCGACGCTTTCTGTGGTGTAAACGATATCATTGCGGGTGTTTGTAGGCTTGACCATTACAATCAAAAGGATCGTAACACCCCTCTTTCACAGAACAGGATGCTAAATATATTACAAACCATGAACAATATCAACACCCGAGAGGTAATGGTGATGATGGATGTTAGTGCCCGTTATGCGAGGTATTACGTCAAAGCTTCTGAATTAGCTATCAGATTCATTGAAGAACATTTTGAGGAAGAATATAATGATTTCTTGGTTGTTGACGATGGCACTTGATAAGAATTTAAAGTCTCTTAGATAATGCGTCCGCCTAAAATGGGAGGTTTTGAGGGATATACACACAACAAGGAGATCTTGGGATATGGGAGATGACGAGGGCATTGAACGGAAAATTGTATCGAGGAAAGATGCCACTGTGCGGGGGTTGAAGAAGTACTTCACGGGTAAGCCCTGCAAGAAGAGTGGCCATGTTTGTGAGAGGGCTTTGAATGGGAATTGTGTTGCTTGTAAGAAAGAATACGGTATAAAGTATTACCGAGAAAATGCCGAAGCCATCGCGGCATACAAAAAGGAATATTCCCAAGAGAATAAGGAGGCTATCGCGGCATACAATAGGGAATATTCCCAAGAGAATAAGGAGGCTATCGCGGCATACAAAAGGGAATATTTCCAAGAGAATAAGGAGGCTATCGCGGCAAGGCACAGGGAATATTCCCAAGAGAATAAGGGTCGGAGGAACGAATACAAGAAAAACCGCCGAAAGTATGATGAGGGCTTCCGCATGGAGGAGATGTGCAGAAACATGCTCCAAAGAACCCTCAAAGCCACCAAGATGTCCAAGACATCCAAAACCTACAAAGCCCTTGGGTACAATGGTGAAGACCTTCTAACCCATCTAGAAGCCCTTTTCCAACCATCCATGACATGGTACAACCAGCATCTGTGGCACATTGACCATTCCTATCCCGTGTCACGTTACATAAAAGATGGCGAGGCCGATCCAGCGGTTATAAACGCCCTGTCCAACCTCATTCCGATGTGGGCAGATGACAATATGGCAAAGGGCGATATGACGCTTGAAGAGTACCTAAAAGAATTTCCAGATAAGCTTGCACTCTACGGGAAGTTTCTATAATATGGCTTCAACATAAGAGACAACGCGACATGATCGAACAGGAAATGTATCAAGAATTAACAGGGCGGGACCGTGGAATGAAAATACATACTTGACACTGAACAGATTCTCAAGGTTTTACCTCTTGGA